GGGTAATGGGGCCAACTCCGACTTGACCTGATTAGTGAATCACTCTCCGTAGTCGATCACGCTCTGTGGCCTACCACGGAGCGTGACCCTCGCTAATGGGTGCGACTCCGACTTGACCTGATTAGCGGAGGTGATCATGTCCGCCGATGATCAGCTCTCCGACCTGGAGCGCGCCGTCCGTGATCAGCTCACCGCGTGGGACCTCCTGGAGACGGCGGAGGGCGCGGCGGCGGTCGACCTGGCGTACCGCCTGTCGCACACCGAGGACCTGCGTCCGGCGGCGGCGGCGGAACTGCACGGGCAGCTGCGCGCGCAGCTGGTGGACCTGCGCAAGCTGGCGCCGCCCGCGGACGAGCAGGACGGCGTCTCCGAGTTGCAGGCCCAGTACAACGGGCTGAAGGCCGTGCCGTGACCGCGGTCGACGACCGGCTGATCCTGGGCGCGCGGGACCCGCGGATCTGTGTGCATCCGGCGTCGGAGCGGACGGCCGGCCGGATGGCGGTGGATCTGGCGTTCCGGGCCGGGCTGCGGCTGGACCCGTGGCAGTCGCTGGTGCTGGAGCGGTCGCTGGGCGTGGACGCGGACGGCCGCTGGTCGTCGTTCGAGGTCGGGATGATCCTGGCCCGCCAGAACGGCAAGTCGGCGGTGTTCGAGGCGCGGATGCTGGCGGGTCTGTTCCTGTTCGGCGAAGAGCTGATCATCTATTCGGCGCACGAGTTCAAGACGGCGGGGGAGATCTTCCGCCGCGTCCTCGGCCTCATCGAGGGCACCGCTGACCTGCGCAAACGTGTGAAGGCGGTGGCCCGGTCGAAGGGTGAGGAGGGCATCGAGCTTCTCCCGACGCCGCGGTCGCCGCGCGGTCAGCGGCTCCGGTTCCTGGCGCGTTCGACGGGCAGCGGCCGGGGCTTCTCCGGGGACTGCGTGCTGATGGATGAGTGCCAGAACCTGGGTGACGCGCCGGTGGACGCGATGATGCCGACGCTGCTCGCGCGGCCGAACCCGCAGCTGTGGTACGGCGGGTCCGCGCCGGACAAGGACCTGGCGCCGTGTGAGCAGATCACGCGGGTGCGGAACCGGGCGCTGGCCGGCGGGGACGCGGCGCACCGGCTGGCGTTCCATGAGTGGTCGGCGGAGCTGTGCACGGATCAGTGCGGGCCGGGCTGCGCGGAGCATGACGACCCTGCCGACCCGCTGACCTGGGCAAAGACGAACCCGGCGCTGGGCAGTGGCCGGGTGACGGTCGAGGGCGTGGCCAAGCTGCACGCGTCGATGTCGTACCGCGGCTTCGCCCGGGAACTGTTGTCGGTCGGCAACTACCCGGTGGAGGGCGGTGGCTGGTCGGTGATCTCCGAGGCGGCGTGGACGGCGACGGAGGATGCGCAGTCCGAGCCGCTGGACCCGGTGGCGTTCGCGGTGGACGTGACCCCGGACCGCAGCGCGGCGTGCATCGCGATCGCCGGCGCCCGTGCGGACGGGCTGATGCACCTGGAGGTCGTGGACCATGAGCCCGGCACGGGCTGGGTCGTGGACCGCGTCAAGGGCTTGGTGGATCGGTGGAAGCCGTGCGCGGTGGCGTTGGACCCGGGCGGCCCGGCGGGGTCGCTGGTGGGCGACTTCGAGGCCGCGGGGATCGAGCTGGTGACGACGAAGGCGCGTGACGTCGCCGCGGCGGCGGGCGGCCTGTACGACGCGGTGGTCCGGCCGCCTGACGCCCCTGAGGGGTGGGCGCCGGGGGTGCGGCACATCCCGCATCCGGCGCTGAGCGCGGCGCTGTCGGGGGCGGCCAAGCGTCCGCTGGGTGATGCGTGGGCGTGGAACCGGCGGGGCGTGTCCGTGGACATCTCGCCGCTGGTGGCGGTGACGTTGGCACGGTGGGCGTGGACGACCAGGGAGCGGGGCGATGATGCCCCGCCGAACGTCTGGTGAGGAGGGCTGCTCTGATGCTGGACCTGGCCGAGCTGGCGTTCGTGGTGGTGTTCCTGGCCGGCGTGGCGCTGGTGTTCCCGCCGGCGGCGCTGATGATCGGCGGTGTACTGGGGGTCGTGGCGTGTGAGCGCCGCTCATCTGCCCGTCGCCCGGCGGCGCCGCGGGATGAGGCGGCGCCCGGGCCGCGGCTGAGGCGGGTCGCGTGAGCCTGTTCGGGCTGTTCGAGTCGCGCGCCTCGGTCGAGAGCCCGGCCGTTCCGCTGACCTCTACGCAGTTGCTGGAGTGGCTGGACGGCGGAACCGCGAACGACTCGGGTGTGCCGGTCTCGCAGACGACCGCGATGAACCTGTCCGCGGTGTACCGGGCCGTAGATCTGGTGTCGTCGGTGGCGGCGGCGCTGCCGCTGATCGCCTACCGGGCGGGGACGAAGCAGCCGGCGGAGGTGCCGCTGCTGGCCGATCCGCACCCGGAGATGACGCCGTACGAGTTCTGGAAGCTCAGCTACGTGCACCGGCTGCTGTGGGGCAACGCTTACGCGCGCCGCGTCACCGACAGGGCGGGCCGGGTGCTGTCGTTGCGCCCGCTGCATCCGTCGCGGGTGCGTCCTGCGGAGGTGGAGGCGACGGCGCGGAACCCGGCGGGGAAGGTGTTCTACGTCGACGGCGACACCGCCCGGCCGCTGCTGCCGCACGAGATGTTCCATATTCCGGGCCTGTCGTTCGACGGGATCTCCGGTGTGAGTGTGATCCGGCATGCGGCGCAGTCGCTTGGCCTGGGGCTGGCGGCGGAGAAGTACGGGGCGAAGTTCTTCGGCAAGGGGTCGCTGCTGAGCGGCATCCTGCAGACCGAGCAGCGGCTGGAGCGGCCGCAGGCGGACGCGCTGAAAGATCAGTGGCGCAAGAAGATGACCGGAATCGAGCACGCCCATGACGTGGCGGTGCTGGACTCGGGCGCGAAGTTCCAGCCGCTGACGATGCCGCACGATGATGCGCAGTTCCTGGAATCGCGGCAGTTCCAGGTCGAGGAGATCGCCCGGTGGTTCGGGGTGCCGCCATTCCTGCTGATGCTGACGGAGAAGTCCACTTCGTGGGGCACGGGGCTGGAGCAGCAGACGCTGGCGTGGCTGAACTACAGCCTGAATCCGACGTGGCTGGCGCCGACCGAGCAGCGTGTGACCCGGCTGACGGGCCGCGGCGTCGAGGTGCGCTACAAGGTCCGTGAGCTGCTGCGCGGCGATTCGGAGGCGCGCAGCAACTTCTACCGGACGATGCGGGAACTCGGCGTGTTCAACTCCGACGACATCCGCGCGGAGGAAGACCTTCCGCCGCTGCCGGACGAGGCCGGTCAGGAGTACTGGCAGCCGGTGAACATGGCGCCGCTTGGGACGACCCCGGGCGCGGACGCGAGCACAGGAGAGGGCGATGGGGCGGACGAGCCTGCCGAGTGAGGAGCGCCGGGATCTGGCGCTGGCCGACGCGGGCCTGCAGGTGCGGGCCGCCGGGGACGACGAGCCGCCCCGGTTCACCGGGCACGCGGCGGTGTTCGACACCCGGACCGCGATCGGGCCGGTGCCCGGGTGGGGGTTCCTGGAAGAGATCTCCGCCGGGGCGTTCACCAAGACCCTCAAGGAGGGGGACGCGCGGATGCTCGTCGACCACGACTCGGCGCTGCTGGTGTCCCGCGTGAGCGCCGGGGACCTGGCGCTGGCCGAGGACAAGGCGGGCCTGGCGGTCGACTCCGAGCTGGACACCGAGGTCTCCTACATCCGCGACCTGGCCCGCAATGTCGAGAAGCGCCGCATCACCGGCATGAGCTTCGGGTTCCGCGTCGTGAAAGATGACTGGGTCACCGAAGAGCTGGAGGTCGAGGGACTCAACGACCCCGCCGAGGTCGACGTCCGGATCATCCGCGAGGTGAAGCTGATCGAGGTCTCGGCGGTGACGTTCCCCGCCTATGAGGAGACCGACGCGTCCCTGCGCTTCGGCGTGATGCCCGCCCTGGCCCACCGCGGCAACCGCGAGGCCATCGCCCGCCGGTCGGCCGCACGGCCCGAACTGAATGAGCTTCTCGGGGCCTTCCCCGAGCCGCGCAGGCACACCCTGACCCGGGCCGACATGGACCGGCTCGCAGGCGCCTACGCACTGTCCGTCGAGCGCAAGCCGGCGTAACCACTTCCGCTAGTTCCACCGGCCGAGCCGGGCGCGTGCCACTCCCCCGCGGGGAGCCGGGCGCGACTCCACTCTGCCCAGGTCGGGGCGACCGGACGGACGACCCATTACCGCACTACAGAGAGGATCAGCCATGTCTCGGCTGCAGAGCCTCCTGGAGCAGCGCGCGAACGCCTGGGCGACCGTCCAGGACATTCGCGACCGCCTCGCCCGGGAGAACCGCGACGCCAACGAGGACGAGGACACCGCGTTCCGCGGCGCCCTCGATGACGTCGAGAAGCTGTCGCAGAAGATCAGCGACGAGGAGCGCGCGGCCCGCCTGGAGGCGATCGACTACACCGCCGCGCACGGCACCGGCGGCGGAGACGCCGGCGGCGAGCGCCACGACGGGAGCCACGCCGAGGGCGGCGACGAAGAGCGCCGCTACGGGCAGGCGTTCGACGCCTGGGTCCGCGGCGGCGGCGAAGCCCTGACGCCGGAGGAGCGCACGGCGCTGCGCGGCGGGTTCGTCGACGGCCGCGAACTGCGCGCGCAGGGCGTGGCGACCGGCGCGGCCGGCGGCTACCTGGTGCCCGAGGGGTTCCGCAACACCCTCATCGAGACGATGAAGTTCTACTCCTCGGTCCGTGAGGTCGCCGAGGTCATCAACACCAGTTCCGGGCAGACGCTGCCGTGGCCGACCAACGACGACACCGCCAACGTCGGTGCGATCCTGGCCGAGAACACGCAGATGACCGAGCAGGACATGACGATCGGCCAGGGTGAGCTGGGCGCGTACATGTACACCTCGAAGATGGTGCGCGTGTCCTTCCAGCTGCTGCAGGACAGCGTGTTCAACCTGGACGCGTTCCTGGCCCGCAAGCTGGGCGAGCGGATCGGCCGGGCGCAGAACGCGCACTTCACGACCGGCACCGGTTCTTCGCAGCCGCTGGGCATCCAGACGAACGCGACCACCGGCAAGACGGGCGCGTCCGGGCAGACGACCACGGTCACCTACGACGACCTGGTCGACCTGATCCACTCGGTCGACCCGGCGTACCGGGCGGCGGACTCGCGGTTCATGATGAACGACGCCACGCTCGGCGCCGCCCGCAAGCTGAAGGACGACCAGAACCGGCCGCTGTGGGAGCCGTCGGTTCAGGCGGGCGTCCCCGACAGGCTGCTCGGCTACGGACTGTCGGTCAACAACAACATGCCGGTCATGGCCGCGAGCGCCAAGAGCATCCTGTTCGGCGACTTCCGCCGCGCCTACGTCATCCGCGACGTCCTCGGCGTGCAGTTGCTGCGCCTGACCGAGCGGTACGCCGACTACCTGCAGGTCGGGTTCGCCGCCTACGCGCGCACTGACGCGACCCTGCAGGACGCCGGCGCCGTCAAGGCGTACGCCAACCCCGCCAGCTGATCGTCTCAGGGGGCACGGTTCCCCGGCCGTGCCCCCTGAGGCCCGTCCCGCACAGAGAGGATCGTCATGGCCGAGGCCAAGACGCAGAAGACCACCAAGGCCGCGACCGGCAACCCGCCGGCGGTCGAGACCGATGAGACCGGCGTCCTGCGCAAGGACGCCGACGTCGCCGCGGCGGTCGAGCGCGGCGAGCAGGACCGGGTGCAGATGGCGTCCCGCAAGCCCGACGGCACCCCCGACCAGACGCCGGGCTTCACCTACATCGACCCCGAGGTGGCCAGGGAAGCGAGCGAGAAGCAGCTCGCCGAGCAGGCCGTGTCCGTCGCCGACCAGGCCGTCCGTGCTCCGGCCGAGGCGGGCCCGGGCGGCGGGGGTTCGGGCGAGCCGGACCCGGCCGTCCAGCAGATCGTGGACGTGCACGCCAAGGCCGCCGAGCAGGCGGTCAAGCGGGTCGCCTCCGAGATCGACGAGCACACCTGATGCCCAGGGTGCGGTTCCTGCAGTCGGTCGCCGGCGACGACGTCGGCGACCGGCATGCCGGGGACGAGGTGGACCTTCCGGCGGCCGTCGCCCGCACGTGGGCGGACGGTGTGCGTGCCGAGCTGGTGCGCGCCGAGCCGGTGGAACACCCCGAGGGGGCGCGCCCTGAGCAGGCGGCCAAGCAGTCGAGGTCTCGCAGGCGATGACCGACTACTGCACGGTGGAGCAGCTGCGCGCGGAGCTCGCTGACGGTAAGGATGCCCTGGACGAGACGCTGCTGGCCCGTGCGGTCGTGGCGGCGTCGCGTGCGGTGGAGGACTGGTGCGGCGGGCGGACGTTCGGCCTGTCGGATGTCGCGACGTCGCGCCTCTTCCGGCCGTGCGACACCGAGGTCGCCGACGTCGACGACATCGGGTCCGCCGATGACCTGGTGGTGGAGACGTGGGACGGCGCGACGTGGGCGACGTGGGCGTCCGATGACTACCAGCTGGAACCTTTGAACGCCGATTCTCGTGCGACGGCGTTCGCATGGGACCAGGTGGTGGCGCTGTCGGGCGGCTGGCCTGTCGGGGGCCGCCGCCCGACGCTGCGCGTGACCGCCCGGTGGGGCTGGAGCGAGGTCCCGGCGCAGGTGGAGAAGGCGACGATCCTGCGCGCGATCGGCCTGTTCAAGCGCAAGGAGGCGGTGTGGGGCGTGGCGGGGTTCGGTGACTTCGGCGCGGTGCGGATCACCCGCGCCGACCCGGACGTGGTCGATCTGCTGTCGCCGTTCCGGCGCGTGGTGGTGGCCTGATGGCCGAGGTCGGCGCGATCCGGTCCGCGGTGTGCGCGCTGTTCGACGACGTCCCCGACCTGTCGACCTACCCCTACCAGCCGGGCACGGTCCCGAACCTGCCCGCCCTGGTGGTGGTGCCGACGAACGCGACGTTCGCGACGCCGATGCAGAGCCGCCGCGGCCAGGACGTGTACGCGTTCGACCTGACCGCCCTGGTGGCGTTCGGGGACGCGGCGGTGGCGCAGGACGCCCTGGACGAGTTGATCTCCGAGACGGGGCCGGTCCGGTCGCGGATCGCGGCGAACCCGCACCTGGGACTCGGGAACCGCACGACGGCGTGGGTCGACGGGATGTCGGCGTACGGGATCACGGTCGGTGATCAGCAGGAGATGCAGAACCTCGGCGCGACGCTGCGCCTGACGGTACGGACAACGGGCTGAGCTGAGGAGAGGCCATGCCGCACAAGATCAAGCCGGTGAAGATCCGGCACCCCAAGGGGCTGGAGTCCGAGGTGGACGCGCCGTCGGTGCCGCACTGGGAGCGCGCCGGGTGGAGCCGCGCGGACGCCGCCGAGGAAGCCGCGGCGCCGGTGGACACGGTGAAGACCACGCCCGCCAAGAGCGAGCGCCGCACGACCAAGGGAGAGGGCTGAGCCATGCCGGCCACGCCGATCAACGCCACGTCGCGGTACTACGCGCGGGGCCTCACGAAGATCTACTTCCTGACCACCGTCGCTGCTCTGGCGACGGGCGCGACCCGCGCGGAGCTGGACGCGGGTCAGGACCTGTCGGACGAGGTCGCCGCGATCGACGGGTGGCTCACCGAGGGCGAGGACATCGAGACCCCCGACCTGGGGACCGAGTTCACCAGCAAGATCCCCGGCCCCACCAGTGTCGACGACAGCTCGCTGACGTTCTACGCCGACGAGATGGGCGACGACGTGCGGTCGCTGCTGACGCGCGGCACCGCCGGGTTCATCGTGTTCCTGGACGCCGGGGACGTCGAGGGCGGTCCGATGGACACGTTCCCGGTGCGGGTCCGGTCGCAGGGCAAGGCCCGGTCGCTGGACGACGACGCCGCCACGATCGAGGTCGGTTTCTCCATCACGCGGGAGCCGGTGGAGAACCTGACCGTCCCGGCCACGGTCTGACCGATGCCGGGCGCGCGGCTGATCACGGTCGGCGGCGCCCGGCAGGTGCGGGAGCTGGCGGCCGATCTGCGCCGCCAGCGTGAGAACGAGATCAACGAGCGGCTGCGCCGCGAACTCGCGGACGTGGCCCGCCCGGTCGCCGCCGCTGTGCGCGCGTCGGTGCGGGCCACCCCGTCCAAGGGACAGACGGTCCGCATGGGCCGCCGCTCCCTGCGCGCGAAGATCGCCCGCGCAACCGAGGTGAAGGTCCGAACCACGCGCCGCCCGACAGTGCTGGTGTGGGTGAACCCCGGTGCGATGCCGTCCGGTGAGAAGAACCTCGGCGGCTACCTCGACGGCCGGCGTCCCTTCCATCGGTGGCGGCATCAGACGTTCGGTCACCGCCCGTGGGTGACGCAGCAGCCGCACCCCTACTTCGACCGCGCTACCCGTCAGGCGGCACCTGCCGCCGAGCGCGGCACGGCCCGTGTGGCCGAAGAGATCAGCAAGGAGATCGCACGAGGATGAGCACCACCAAGGCACGAGACGACCAGCCGTTCGACTTCAACCTCGACGCCGTCAAGGTCGAGAAGAACCTGCGGCCGTTCCGGTTCAACTACGGCGGGAAGCGGTGGACGATGGCCCACCGGGAGACCCTCGACCAGCTTCCGCTGCTGGAAGCGGTCGAGCGGGGCGGCGAGGCCGAAGGCGCCATCGTCTCCATCCGCACCGCGCTCGGCGACCAGTGGGAGGACTTCCGCAAGCTCGGCCTGCGCGAGAAGCAGTTGAACGAGCTAATGAGCGCCTACGGGAAGTTCTGCGGCACGGAGCCGGGGGAATCCGAGGGCTCTACCGACTCCTGAGGGAGCACGGTGGGGCCGTCGACTACGACCTCCGCAAGGAGTGGCACGGGTACCGGCTGCGGGACCTGTGGCACGACGACCCGGCCCGGCTCACGCACCGTGAGCTGATCAGCTTCATCCGGCATCTGCCGCGGGACTCCGCCACAGCGCGGGCCATCCTCGGCCCGGCCGCCGAATGGAGCAGCGACACGCACCTGCTGGCGTCCCTGGTGGACCTGACCGCGGGCGGGAACTGGCAGCGGTCCGGCGGCAAGGGGCAGAAGCCCAAGCCGACCAAGCGGCCCAGGCCGCATCGACAAGCAAGCTGATCGGGGGTGGCGTGTGGCCGAGTCGCGGTCGGTGATGCTGAACCTGATCGGCAGCAACCGCACCTCCCGTGCGTTCCGCGGCGCTGCCGATGACGCCGACCGGCTCGCCGGGCGCCTGGACCGGGCGGAGAAGTCCAGCGGCTCGACGTCCCGCGCGTTCACGGCGCTGACCGGCCGTGCCGCGACGCTGGCCGCGGGACTGCTGACGGTAGCGCCGGCGGCGCAGGCCGCCGCTGCGGCGGCGGTCGCGGGGGCCGGTGCGATGGCCGCGGCCTACGGCAGCGCGGCGGCGGCCGTGGGCGCGTTCGGTCTCGCCGCCAAGGGCCAGCTGACCGGGGTGTCGGCCGTCGCGGACGCGCAGAAGAGGGCGGAGGACGCCGTCACCAAGTACGGCGCGTCCAGCGAGCAGGCGGCCAAGGCGCAGGAGCTCTACAACAAGGAGCTGGCCAAGCTGCCGCCGGCGACGCGGGACACCGCCAAGGCGTTCCTCAGCCTGAAGAAGGACTACCAGGCGTGGTCCGACAGCCTCGCAGGCGACACCATGCCGGTCTTCACCCGCGGCATCAACGTCGCGCGGAAGATGCTGCCGAAGCTGACGCCGCTGGTGAAGACGGCGGCGGACGCGCTCGGCGACTTCATGGGGGAGATCGAGCGCGGCACCGAGAGCAAGGGCTTCGCCGGGTTCATGAAGCGCATGAACGCCGCGGCGAAGAAGAGCCTTCCAGCGTTGCTGCGGTCGGTGAAGAACGTGGGCGTCGGCATCGCGGGGATCTTCGACGCGTTCTTCCCGCACGCGGGCGCCATGGCGTCCGGTGTCGAGGGGCTGACCAAGCGGTTCGCCGACTGGGGCAGGTCGCTGCGCACGAGCGAGTCCTTCAAGGGGTTCATCGACTACGTGCGGCGGAGCCTGCCCGCCCTGTCAACGATCTTCCGGAACCTCGTCCAGATCGTGGTGAATCTCGGTGAGGCGTTCGCGCCGCTGTCGGGGATATCGCTGCAGGTGGTGGCCGGGTTCACCGGGATTCTGGCGGCGCTGCCACCGGAGGTGCTGCGGGTCCTGGTGCAGGCGTTCGTGGGGCTGCGCATCGCGATGGCCGTGCTGATCCCGGTGCAGCGCGCCTTGAACCTGGTGATGATGATGAACCCGATCGGGCTCGTTGTGATCGCCATCGCGGCGCTGGTCGCAGGGCTGATCGTCGCCTACAAGCGGTCCGAGACGTTCCGCCGCGTCGTCCAGACGGTCTGGGCGGGCGTGCAGCAGGCGGTGTCGACCGCCTGGACCCGCTACATCCGGCCCGCGCTGCAGGGGCTCGGCGGGCTGTTCCGCAAGGCGTACGACACCTGGCAGAAGTGGTGGCCGCGGCTGCGCGAGACCCTCGACCAGATCCTCGACTACTTCCGGGTGGACCTGCTCGGCACGATCGGCGACATCGCCGAAGGGTTCGGCAAGATCGGCGGGAAGGCCGACGAGGCGACCGGCAAGATCGGCGGTGTCGGGCGGGGCCTGGAATCGACCAAGCGGGACGGCAACGGCTTCCTGTCCTGGTCGCACATCTTCGGCGCCGGGGTCGGCCTGGCGATCGCCGGGCCGCTCGGCGGGCTGGCCGGCTGGGTGACGGTGACGTTCTGGCCGCAGATGAAGCGCGGCTTCACCGACGGGTTCAAGCACCTGGGCTCGCGGACGAAGCAGTTCGCCCGGGACTTCCCCGCGCTGGTGAAGAGCGGGCTGGGGAACGCCCGCAAGAACACCGCGGGCGGGCTGCGGGCCCTGCGGACGACGTTCTTCTCCGGCCTTCCACCGATCCGGGCCGACTGGCGCAGCCTGTGGACGTGGGTGGACGCGTTCGCGCGCCGGCTGATCGACCGGTCGAAGACCGCGATCCGCAACGGTCTCGCCGCCATGAAGCGCGCGTTCTCTTCCGGGGTGTCGGCGATCCGGTCGGCCTGGGCGAAGCTGCCCGACGGGGTGAAGCGCCCCATCAACTGGGTGATCAACGTCGGGTACAACCGCGGCATCCGGAACTTGTGGAACAAGGTCATGGGCTGGCTGAAGCTGCCGGGCGGGCTGCAGCTGGGGAAGGTGCCCGCACTGGCCCGCGGCGGCACTCTGGACAACCCGGCGCCGGCCAAGCCGTTCATGACCAACAAGCCCACCGCGATTGTCGGTGAGGGCGGACGCCACCCCGAGTACGTGATCCCTACCGACCCGAAGTACAGGGGACGCGCTCAGGCGCTGTGGGCGGCGGCGGGCGGCGACCTGCAGATGCTCGCCAAGGGCGGCGTCCTCGGCTCGGTCCTCGGCAGCGTGAAGAAGATCGCGGGCAAGGTGACCGGGATCGCCAAGGGCGGGCTGGGCCTGCTGGAGAACCCGAGGGGCGTGTGGGACCGGCTCGCCTCGCAGATGGTCCCTTCGTCGGGTCATCTGGCGAAGGACAAGTGGGGCACCGCCATGTCACGGGTCGTGCCGTCGATGCTGTCGCGGGCGTGGGGCGCCGCGAGCCAGATCATCTCGACGTTCAAGAAGTGGTTCGGCGGGGACGGCGGCGCGGTCGTGCAGGCCGCCCGGAAGATGATCGGCCGGGGCGACGACCGCGGCGAGAACAACAACTGGCTGACGAGGTCTTGGGGAATGCCCGGTGCCCCGTGGTGCGCGATGTTCGTGTCCGAGGCGATCAAGCAGGGCCGTGCGACCAAGCGCTACAAGGGCTACCCGTCCGCGGCGGTCGCGGCCTACGCGGGCGCGATGCGCAAGGTGGGCAGCAGCGAGGGCCGCCCAGGTGACCTGGGCGCCTACCGAGGGTCCGGGCCCGGCGGGTGGGGTCACATCAACATCATCGAGAAGAAGCTCGGCGGCTCCACCTACCAGACCATCGGCGGCAACGAGGGCCCGCGCGTCAAGCGCGGCACCCGCTCGGGTCCGACGGTGCTGCGGCCTATGGCGTCCGGCGGCGTCCTCGGTGTGTGGCAGCAGCGCAACTTCGACCCGGCGGACGGGCGGGACCCGCTGCTGCGGAGCCTGCGCGCCGGGGTGTTCGACTCCGGCGGGGAGCTCGCGCCGCGGTCGGTGACCCTGGCGATCAACAAGTCCCGCAGGCATGAGCCGATCTTCCCGAGCTATGAGGCGGCCGCCGCGTACGGGGGGTCCGACAGTCCGCTGGTGCACATCGATGAGGTGGTCGTGAGGGAGCGCGCGGACGTGGACCTGCTCGCCAGCCGGATCGGTTTCGCGGCCAGGGCGGCGAGCTTCTGATGCTGACGCGCGTATCCCTGGTGGACGGGTCGCGGGAGATGCTGCTGCTGCCGCGGCAGGACGACGGGATCTTCGTGCAGGAGATTGACGCGCCGATGCCGGAGGTGCGGGAGGTCGCCGAGAACCGCACCGACGACGACGGCACCCGCGACACCACCAGCCTGTTCGGAGCGCGTGCCTGCTCGATGGAGCTGCTCGTCACTGAGTCGCCGCGCGCCGTCGAGGACGAGCTGTCGCGGTACCTGCATCCGCGGGTCCGGCCGTACCTGGTGGTGGAGGACGACGGCTGGTCGCAGGCGCGGCGCCTGATGCTGCGTACCGACACCTTCGACGCGCCGCTGACGCTCGACACGGCGCGCGTCGACGCGCGCCGCATCTCCGCGGGGTGGAAGGTGCCGACGGGGATCTGGGAGGCGGCCGAGACGTCCGAGCAGACCGTGCTCGCCGACTCGGAGGTCACCGAGGGCCGCACCTACCCCAAGACCTACCCGTGGCAGTACGCGGCGACGCTGTCGGCCGGGGCGTCCCTGATCACCAACCTCGGCAGTGTCCCGAGTCATTTCACGGCGCGTCTGTACGGGCCGTGCTCGGGACCCCGGCTGACGAACGAGACGACCGGCGAACAGATCACGTTCACGACGGCGCTGACCCTCGGCGCCGGCGAGTACGTGGAGATCGACACCCGCGAGCGGACCGCCTACATGCTGTCGAGCGTGTCGGCGTCGCGGCTGACCTACCTGGATTTCGAGGAGACGAGCTGGTGGCGGATCGAGCCGGGCGAGAACAAGGTGCGGTACGCGCCGCGGGCGAGCACGGCGGCGGGTTCCGCCGCTGTGATCACCTACCGGGCGGCGTGGCTGTGAGGGAGGACGCGTGACGCGCAAGGTCCTGTGGATGCAGGCCGGGTCGGGCGACGAGGCGCTGGTCGATGACTATGCGGCGATGGACGACCGGCAGCTGCTGCTGAGCATGTGGTCGACCGAGGGCGTGATCGGCAGCGGCCTGAAGGTGACGCAGCGGGCCGCGGGCACGAACTTCAGTGTGGACGTGGCGGCGGGTCTGGCGATCGTGACGGGCGACGACGTGTCCGGTCAGGGCACGTACCTGGTGCATTCCGATGCGGTGGAGAACGTGGTGATCCCGTCGCCTCCCGGGTCGGGCAGCCGGACGCACCGGGTGATCGCGCAGGTGCGGGACAAGCTGCACAACTCCTCGGACTGGTCGACGTACGGCTGGACGATCGACGTGCTGGAGGACACCGGGTCGGGGACGCCGGCGCTGACCGATTCGGCGATCTCGCTGGCGTTGGTGACGGTCGCGGCCGGGCAGGTGTCGGTCACCGATTCCAACATTCAGGACTTCCGGCCGAACGCGCTGAGCAGGCCGGGCCGGGCGCGGCTGGTGGCGGACTCGGCGGCGCGGCCGGTGCGCCCGGTGGAGGCCGAGGAGATCTGGCGGCAGGACCTGGACTGCGTGGAGGTGTATGACGGGTCGGCGTGGCGGGAGGTGCCGCGCCGCGACGGCGGCGGGTCGGAGTGGAGCACCTACACCCCGGCGCTGACGGCGACCTCGTCCAGCCCGAACGTGGGCACGGGCGCGACCCGTCAGGGCCGCTACATCCGTGAGGGCCGCCGCGTGACCGCCGAGGTCATCATCAAGTTCGGGACTTCGGGAGTGTCCGCCGGGAACGGGTTCTACGAGGTGTCCCTGCCGGTGACGGCGCGGACGCAGACGATCGGGCGCCGCTCCGGGTCGGCGTGGACGTTCGACAACTCCGCCAACGACTTCGCCGACGGCGTGTGCTTCATCAACTCCGGCGAGACCACGAAGGTCCGGATGAGCATCGACTCCAGCGTGGTCGGACACTCGGTGCCGTGGACGTGGGCCGCCAACGACGAGCTGGGCTTCACCATCACCTACGAGGCGGCGAGCTGATGCCGTACGCCGAGGACGTCCAGAACGCGATGCTGGAGCTGCTCGGCTCCGGCGGCGCGAAGGAGGCGACGCACCTGTCGCTGCACACCGCCGACCCCGGCGACACCGGCGCCGACGAGCTGGCCGGCGGGTCGTACGCGCGGCAGGCCATCACCTGGGAGGCGGCGGCCGGCGGCCTGAAGGTCATCACCGGCACGCCGCTGTTCCAGATCCCCGCCGGCGTCACCATCACGCACTTCGGGTTGTGGTCGGCGTCCTCGGCCGGGTCGTGGCGCGGCGGCGGCGCGCTGCCCGCGGAAGAAACCTATGGTGCGCCCGGCACCTACGAGGCCAACTCCCTCACGATCGACGTCTAGGAGGCTCCCGTGGCGTACACCGATCAGGCCGCACTCGCCGATGACCCGACGTTCCGCGGCCGGGTCCGCGTGGCGCTGGCCACGGCCGCCGTCCAGGTGATGGGCGAGAGTCAGGCCGCCTACTCCGACGACCATTGGGGCAAGCGGCAGGCGCTGGCCTACGAGGTGCTGCGGGCGGCGGCGGACGGGCCGCTGCTGGAGGCGTTCGTGTGGGCCACCGTCCAGAACGCGGCGATCACCGACGTGTCGCTGGACTCCGACATCCAGTTCCAGGTGAACGCGGCCTGGGACGACCTGAGCGGCGTGAGGATCACCGACTGATGAGCACCTACACCGTGGAGACCAATGGGGACGTCGCGCTGTCCACGGCGACCGCCAAGAGCGTTCTGTCGGTCATCTGCGCGGCCAACGCCCCCATCAAGCTGATCGAGCTGGGCGTGAGCTTCGACGGAACGTCCGGCACCGCCGAGCCCGTCACGGTCGAGCTGTGCTCGTCCACGGAGGCGACCGCGGGCACGGCCACGTCCCACACGATCGCGCAGACCGGCGGTGTTCCGCGTGCCGCGCAGTCGTCGGGGAAGCGGAACTTCACCGCGGAGCCGACCGTGCTGACGGTCCTGAAGCGGTGGCTGGTGCACCCGCAGTCGGGGATGGTGCTGCAGTTCCCCCTCGGCCGTGAGCCGATGCAGACGACCACCTCCGACGCGCTGGTGCTGCGCTGCACGGCCCCCGCCGCGGTCAACGTGCAGGCGTACCTCGAATTCGAGGAAGGCGGTTGACCTCCTTCGTCGGGGCGGGCATCGACGGCGGGAACCTGGAAGACCTGTCGATCACGCTGCCGTCCGTGCAGGCCGGGGACGTGGCGGTGCTGCTGTGGCTCATGCAGACCACCAGCACGCCCACCACGCCGGCGGACTTCACCTTGCCGGCCAGTGCGCTGGTGGACGGGGACTCGGGGTCGATGCGGATGGGCCTGTACTGGCGGACGCTGCCGTCGGGCGGCTCGGTGGCCCTGGACGGGTCGGCGACGAACCGGCAGTCCGCGGTCCTGGCGGTGTATCGGGGCGCGCACCTGACCGCGCCGATCTCCGCGTGGCAGGTCCGCGACGAGGGCTCCAGCGTGTCGACGCACCCGTGCCCGCAGGTGACGCCGCTGCACGCCGGGTGCGTGATCCTGTCGGGC